GGTGGCATCGTCCTGCTAATCCTGCATTTAAAGCACACGGTAGTAAGGTTAACATTAAACGAGGGCAACCCCTATACACTATGAGGTTTAGAGGTGGTAAGAACAACGCATATAATTTGAGAAGATGGGCGGAACCAAAACCACCAAAAGAATTGCAGATTAGATTGAATCAACATCAAGCTTTTAAACAATGGGTGCCTGGTGGATCTTGGAACCTTTTCAAGAAAGACGACCCTTCTAAGTGTCCTATGAAATTCTGGAAATGACTAAGATTTTTTACAACCCTAACTATCAAACTGTCAAAGCAACTAATAGTCCTGCTCAGACAGATATGCATCACCCTCTATTCATTCCTGAGTACTATCTTCCTCCTCAGAAATACATAGAGTATCACAAAGAGGAACATCAAAAAAATTCATACTACAAGTGTCCTGCTTGGAAACAGTATTGGGCTAATACTTTTGTTGTATTCAATCAACTTGATATAAAATTCAAGTGGCAGAAGTCAGATGGTTTAGTCTATGACACCAGCTTTCCCAGAGAAAATTGTGCAGACTATATGTTTGTGCAAGAAGGTAAGATACAATCTTACGACAGTGCGAAGTCTTCAAATCCTTATAACTTTAAAGACTTTCTTGTCATTCAATGGGCGCAAAGTATGATGTTTTGGCCACAAAAACCAAATAAAAATCTTTGGGTCGAGATGATACCCCATCCTGAACTTCATCATAAGACAGGGATGGAATTGATTACAGCTGAACTTCCTTTAGGTAGGTGGTATAGATCAATCAATGGTGCCTATCGTTGTCACAAGACAGAGGTGAATGTCCCACGTGGCACCCCTCTTTACTGTGTTAGATTTCGTGGATCTAAAGATAATAGCTACGAACTACAGCGCTGGGAAGGGATTGAACCCCCTATGGAAGTGCAACGTAAATTTAGATTGAACCAAGGTATTAAGAATTGGTTGCCAAATAAATCCTGGTCTATGATCAAGGATGATGTAGAGGAAGAATCTAAATGTCCCTTTTCATTCATATGGAAAAAATAAATGCTTACTATCAGATGCAAACAATGCAATAAAGAGCTGACCAGCTATACTATCGAAACGAAATGCTGTGGATGTCCTAATATGTCTACAGTTACTGGTACTACCATTTCTGGTAACGACCTGTCTCTCATTGAAATAGTTTCTCAAGATAAGTTTCAAGCTGGAACGACTCCTGGGGTACTGTCAGAAAATGACAAGCAGTTTCAGGAGAATCGTAAGCAGAGAAAGATCAGGAGAATGAATTTTGAAACTAGATGACTTTGGTATTAAGCAGTATCTTTTAGACGAAAAAACTGCTATAATACTACGTGAAAGTCTACTGGAATCTGAGCCTGGTCTTATCAGTCTTGGCAAATCAATCTTCAATTATCCCGAAGATCAAATCACAGGAAAGCAACAGTACTATAATCTATTACACGATCTTGAGACGTGGGAAGATTATTGTTTCCCACGTGTTAAAGAAATTGTTGCTGACTTTCTAACACTGACACCAGGAGAGGTAGTTCACTATCAATCTTGGGGAAATATCTTGAGGATGGATAATAAAATCTTTCCTCATCGTCACTTCGGTACACCTGATAACTACGATACTAACCCTCAAAGTGTATCAGGTAATCTCTTCTTGGGTTCTGAAAATCCTACAGCTACTACATATATTTTAGGTGGGGAAAAAATAGATATACCCAACGAGTTTGGGCAATTTACCCTCTTCCCACCATCTCTTCCCCACGCTGTACGTTCGTACAAAGGTGAAGGTGTTCGTGTGTCTGCAGCTTTCGATTGCTTTATTCCTTCAAGAGATCCCGAAGGGCGAATAAGAACCACTAATCAATGGTACACTTGGACACATAAATGAAAATCTTTCTTGATACATCTGACGTAGAAGAAATTAAAAAAAGGTATTATACAGGTCTGATTGACGGTATTACTACCAACCCAACTCTTATGCTTAAAGAGGGAAGGGATCCCGTCGAAGTCATCACAGAGATTAATCATATCTTCAGAGATGACGATCGTGCTAGTATTTCTGCAGAGGTATCTGGCGATACAGCTGACGAACTGCTGGCAATGGCGGAAAAGTATATACCTATCGGACCTGCCATCACGATTAAGGTTCCCTGCACAGTAGATGGTCTGCTCGCCTGTAAGATCCTTAGCGAGCAAGACATTAAGGTAAACGTTACTTTGATCTTCAACGCGGCACAGGCGATCCTAGCTGCCAAAGCGGGAGCTTCTTATGTCTCACCATTTGTAGGTCGCTTGGATGACCAAAGCATTGCTGGTTTAGAAGTTGTTCGTTCTATCTCTGACATCTATTGTCGCCACGGTGTTCATACTGAGGTGCTAGCTGCTTCTATTCGCACTGTACCTCGTGCTGTTCGTGCCTGGTACAACGGTGCAAGTGTGTGTACATTGCCACTGAAGGTCTTTGATTCAATGTACGATCACGTACTAACTGATAAAGGTTTGGAACAGTTTAACGCTGATTGGGCAGCATTGATGAATGACTGAAATTACCGTAGAAGAATTTGAAAAAGACTTCGATTCTTATATGGATAGAATTGAGTCAGGAGAAAAGTTTATCGTTAGGCAACCTGATGGCAGAGCTGTTGTAGCTGTGCCAATTGGCGACCTGTGTGAAGCAGCACAGGTAACAGGTGATGAAGAGTTGTACGATATGTACTGCGATCACAATGATGGTTGCTGATAGGGGCTTGACCTGAACCTTTCATTGATCTATAATGCCGAAGTCGAATTCAAAACAATGTCCGTACGAAAATCGTCGTTGACTATTAAGTTCAAATCCGATCTTACCAAGTTGACTGCTGCAGTTTCTGGTGAGGTTACTCTCGATGAAGAGTACCCTCGCTTATATCAGAAACTAATACGCTACTACGAAGAACGTGGCGTCCAATTGTATGATGACCCTGAAGATGACTACAATGTCATCCTTGACTCTGTGGAAGCAGACCTTATCGAAAGTGGAGTATTTTAATGAGTTGCACTAAGTACAAAGTTGCCGTGGAAGCTGCTAAAGAAGCAGTCATCCACGGTCTCAACACAAATGAAGAGACCAATACGCTTGCTGAACTGTGGCGTCACTACTTGGGGTTGCGTCACATCGCTGACAACCACAAGCATACTGCTGAAGCTGATGATAGTATCAACTTCTCTTTCAGCAGTGCTGACTACCAGAACCACGCTGCTGAAGCAGTAGACTATGGTTATGGAGTCTTTGGTGGGCAAGATGTTATCAGTTTTGGTGACAATGTAATTGCTGGAGCATCTGCTAGCGATACTATCTCGCTCGGATGAAGAAACATACTCGTGATGTTTTTTCTGTGCTGGAGGTGGACACAAACCCACCTCCTTTTCGTGAGATAGAAGAGATTATCTACAAGGATAGAGAGTGGATCCTGAACAAAGGTGGTTATTCCAAAGATCGTTCAGAAACATTTGATCCTCACGAGCACGGGATTACATCATATTATGATTTCAATTTGTTTAATGAAGAGAGGTATCGACCTCTGATGCGTCACATTATGCAGAACCTGTATGACACATACAGAAAGTTGTTCTGTGACACTATCAAGTTCTCTACCTATCAAGCGTGGTGGACTGTGTATGAACCTGGAGCTTATATTCCTCGTCATTCTCATAGTAATTCTATGGTGAGTGGTGCGTATTACTTCAGGCAACCTACTCTTGCAGGACCGATTACTTTTTTCAATCCTATTGCTCCGTTGATTAATCACCTCTTCGATGAAGATTTGATTTTTCAGACAGCAAAAACTATGGATGTCGAACCTAAGACAGGAACACTACTGATGTTCCCTGGTTGGTTGGAACACGAGACAGAAAAAAATCAAGACACTGATGATAAAATTATCGTCAGTTACAATCTGACAATACAACCTCAAAATGAGAGACTGGTTAATCGGTAAGTGGGACAACATTAAACAAGCTCAGTCACGTCCCACTGATTTCTCACACGTTCAACTTACCTATGACCTATCTGAGGACGGGTCTATCCACGTCGTACAGAAGTATATGTACGACGGTAAGATCTATCGCGAACGCTATCACGATCTCGTTTACTTCTCCGACACTGAAGTCCTGGTCAGGAATTATCTCAGTGACTGGACAAGGAACGAGAACTGTGATATGCTTTGTGTCTTCGATCCTCGCCTTGAGGTGTGGATTGGAAAGGGCAGTCCTCTATGCACTGCCCGTGGTGCTCAAGTCAAGTCTCATTTTAGATTGACAGAAGACACCATCGAGTGCTATGATTACGGCACGAAGGACGGAGAGCACATCTTCGGTGGGCAAAACCCGTACTTCTTTGACAAAGTTGCAAGTATAAATAAAACTTGTAATTAATCGTTACAACGAAGACTTGTCGAGTCTTCTTTCATCCGTAGGTTAAACTCTACGAGACATACTTAATTTTCTAAAACAAATGATCAAAACTGTATTCGCAGCTTCCGCTGCTCTGTTCGCTTCTGCTGGTGCTGCTTTCGCAGGACCCTACGTTAACGTAGAGACCAATGCTGGTTGGACTGGATCGGAGTACAATGGTGCTGGAACAGACCTGCACGTAGGTTACGAAGGTGCTCTTGGCGAAAGTGGTTCCTACTACGTTCAGGGCGGCGCTACCGTGCTGACTCCCGATGGTGGTGACGCTGATACCGTTCCTTCAGGTAAGGCAGGTGTTGGTTTCGCTGTGACCGATGCCCTCGGTGCATATGGTGAAGTCTCATTCGTTGGATCTGGTGACGAAGATCTTGACCGTGGTTACGGAGCTAAGCTCGGTGTGAAGTACAACTTCTGATCCACTTGACAGTCTGCTATAATACGGGGGTCTTCGGACCCCTTTTTTGATGCGTTACCTTCTTCGTGGTCTTACCCATCCTGCATTCGTTTTGATCTTTACGATCTTTGGAACCCTAGGGTTCATCGAATTTGTTCACACGCGAGCTCACCAAACTATGGAGCACGATGTCCACGGACACGTACGACAGTTCTGTAAAAGGAACTCGGAAACTTGTAAGAGCATCCTGAGAGATCAGGATTACTAATCTGAATTGTTAACAAATTCTAACAGTCAGACTCTTGACAGACGGTTCCCCCTTCCTATATAATGTAACACAAGTTAACAAAACTTCTATGACTGTAACAACTGAAGACGGTGGACGTACGAATATGTACGCCACAGAACCCAGAATGTATATCTCACAGACGGACGCTGAGCGTTATGGTTATGAGACTTATGCAGAACGTGCAGAAAAACTCAACGGTCGCACAGCGATGCTTGGTTTTGTTGCAGCACTTGTTTCCTACGCTACCACTGGTAGTCTATTCTTTTTCGGCGCATTCGGTATTTAATGGAACCTTCCCTACTTGAAATTCTTACATATTATGTCATTGGAGGTGCCCTTATCATCGGACCACCTGCAATCTTCTTGATCATTGCTATGATGGGAGCGATCCAAAATACGAAAGGTCGTATGGTTGGGTACAAAGATCACAAAGAATATGGTGACAGTTCTATCTACGAGAACTCCCCTAGTGATCAAACCAAATTCTTTCTAGAACTTGATGTCCAATCCTAATCAACTCTATCAGGATATGCAGAAGCTTGACGATATGTACGAAGAGCTTATGTGGCATCCAGATGATGAGTTGCAATTTACACACGATGGTCAAAAGATCATCATCACCAACAAAACTATCGAGGAAAATCAATGAACGAAAACGCAGAACGCATTAACGGTTGGGCAGCAATGCTCGGTATCATCGCAGCAATCGGTGCTTACGCAACGACAGGACAAATCATCCCTGGTATCTGGTGATAAATACCAATAACCTGTTATAATATGGGGAGCATACGCTCCCTTTTTTTATGAGTTATAGAGTTCTAGGAATCAGTGTTGCTCACGATTCCAGTGTCTGCGTCATCAATGATGGTGAGCTTGAGTACTTTGGAAAGGAAGAGAGGTATACAGGAGAGAAACGAGATAAGCAACCCTTCATTGCCATCGAGAAGGCAATTGAAGCAGCGAAGGGGAAGATTGATATGGCAGTCATACAATCTCCTACTGCTTGTCCTCCTTTTTCTGACACCTTCAGGTGCTTCGTTTGTAAGAAGACAGGGTTGTCACCTGAGATGGTTGTAGACTTTACAGGAGACCATCACCTTTCTCACGCTTTCAATGCATATAATAATGCTGCAATGGAGACTGCTTTAGTCTTTGTTATCGATCGTGATGGGTCTCAGATCTATGACCCTGGTGATGAACCAGTTGGCATTGATGGATCTGGCAATCTTGAAGCAGAGTGGATTGGTAGAGAATGTGAGTCTGTATATTTGATGCGTCAACCAGCTTTGTATAAAGAACTGTATAAAGCTTACTGGATGCGTAATCCTGGGAATCCTAGGACACCAAAGAATAATCCTGCTGGTTACGAAGACTTCATCAAGAAGATGCAAGCAAAGAAACCTGGCGTGGAGTTGAACTATCGTAGTGGATTTGGTATCACTAAAGTATATGAAAGTGGTACTACATTGATTGGCGAAGGTCCGTTAGAGAATGGTAAGACTATGGGTCTTGCAGCTTACGGTGAAGAACAGTATTTTCCTTCATTGTTTATGGGATCTACTCCACTTGATCTGTATTTTACTCACGCTAGTTGGACTACCACGGTGTCTAATCCTAAGATGAAAATCATAGGTAAAGTTACCCGAGAAAATTTTCAACCCTATGCAAACTGGGCGCTGCACTTGCAGAAAGAGACTCAAAAGGCATTAAATTATTTGGTTCGGAAGTGGGTTAAGCATACTGGAATTAATAATGTGATTATTACTGGTGGTTATGGACTGAATGTTGTTGCTAACAACTATTTGATTGAGCAAAATCCAGATGTAAGCTTCTACTTTGAACCCAATGCAGATGATACTGGTAATAGTATGGGTGCTGCTTGGTATTTTTATCGTCAACATACATCAGACAAGACTCCATACCCCAAGAACAATACTTTCTATCATCATCTAGATGAACAACCTGTAGTTACTGGTAGATCTGCAACCGCTAGAGACCTTGCTGAGCTGCTTGTGAAGGATAGATCTATTGCTTTGTATGATGGTCAACCTGAAGCAGGTCCACGTGCATTGGGACATCGTTCTATCATCTTTGATCCTCGTGGTAGAGATGCGAAAGACAAAGTAAATGAAATTAAGAAGAGAGAATGGTATCGTCCCTTTGCTGGTATTATCCTAGAAGAGTATTTTGAAGAGTACTTTGAGACTCTTGGTCTCAAGTCATCTCCTGAAATGACTGTTAGTTTTAAAGCTAAACAGATTGCCATAGACAATGCTCCTGGAGTGATCCACGTTGATGGTACGTGCAGAATACAAACTGTCACAGAGGGGTATATGGCTGAGGTGCTTAGGGAGTATCATCAGATCACTGGGGTTCCAATTCTGTTGAACACTAGTTTCAATCTTGCAGGTGCACCACTGGTGCATACCAAGCAGGATGCACTGGACACACTCAAGGATTCTATGCTCGACTACGTGTATTTTGTCCAAGACGACGCTCTCATTAATGAGCACTTATGCTTATCTTTTGAGGGTTGACGCTGTGAGGGTTTCCTGTTATACTAAATAAGTCAACAGGTTAAGGAAAGAAAACATTTCTTAACGGTTCGTAACACTCCTCAAACCAAGACCTATAGGGTGTCTAAACACGTCTTTAATACCTCTGCCTAGGGCGTAGAGGAATAGTAACTCCA